ATCTTTGTATGAAACATGAATCCAACCACTATTTTGTTCTCCTGTGTAATACTCTAAAATTAGTTGGTCAAAATCTACATTGTTTTGAATCCATAAAGCTACTTCAAGATTAGAAACTCCTAAGACTTCCATATCACAAGCTTCTCCTAGACAATGCTGTGATGTTGCTTTTGAGCCTATAGCTTCTGATAGTTCTGGGCTACGATAACCAGATGTAATTATAATTGGTTTGTCAAATTTTGCACGGCAAGGCTCTAATACTTCATAACAAAGATCGCCTAAGTTTTTAATTTCTCCAGCACCAGCTTTGTTTTTGATACCTTTTCTTGTAGCTGTTTGTGATTTTTCAAACTCCTCTAATGTGAAGTGTTTAGATAATTTCATGATTACCTCGCAGTAGTTGGTATTCCTGTAGATGTAGTGAAAGGGGATTCAGCAAATGCCATGTAAATTAAAGTGCCTCCACTATTATTTGGGTGTGCATTACTTGTTCTAATTTTAAAACCATTAGATAAAAAATCTGCATAATCTAAACCACTATAATCTGCACCACTCCCATCTGCCTCTAATCTTGTGTTTGTAGGATTAAATGTGTTTCTTTTATTATCTAATATTAACCATGAGTTTGCATATGAAGATGGTTTAATTATAACAAACGCAGGTTTAAAACCCAGATGAATGTAGCTTCCATCTGCATTTCCATTACCAACATAAGAACCAAACTTACTAAATCCTTTTTTCTCTGCGAAGCAGTAGGCTATGTATGTTGTTCCATTATCAAATGCTGTTCCTGTACTAAAAACACTTGATGTAGGTTCTGTATTATTCCAAACAGTAGAATTAGTTGAAGAAGCATCAGTATTATTTAATTGTAAAAATTTTGTAGCACCCTCAGATTTATGATAAGTATACCAGCCACCACCAGCACTTCTTGATTTAGTAATTATCATTGATGGAGTAGTTCCAAGAGAATGACCAATCGTTGCACCAGCAGTACCATTACCAGTCCAAGACACAATACTAAATCCACTTGTAATATTAACACTAACAGTAGAGTTTATATCTCCAACTGTGTTTGATGCAGTTGTGTTTGAGGCTAACCAGTTCCATGCTACTATATTATTACCACTACCATTTACATTACCATTAGTTCCAACAGTAAATCCATCACTATCAAAAGATTGAAGTTGTTGAGCATCTGTTGCTTCTGCATTTGATGAATTTGTAAGTATATATTTTGTAGCACCTCTTATTACATCAAATAAATGATGATTTGCAGTTATACTTCTGTTTTTAATCCAAGTCCAATCTGGTTGAAATCCAACTCCTGTTATAGAATTAGATGCACCTGTACCTGTATAAAGTTTAGTATTAAAATAATCTGATGGTTTATCTATATCTGTGTAAGCCATTATCCATACTCCGCTAAATTTTTAACATTGAGGCTATAGTAGTTTTCTGGTACAGCATATTCAAAGTTTCCATAGCCATTACCATCACTATTTCCTGATGAGATTGTAAATGGTGGGTTACCAAAATTTGCTTCCACATCTGAACCTGTAGAGGCACAAGGAAAATAAAATAATGATGTATCTAATCCTGAATAGGCTGGGTTTGTTCCTGCAGCAGGATCAGAACTACCTTGCCAAGTTCCATTAACTCCAAAATAAATTTTACCATTATCTGCGTCAAAAGCAACTTGAACAATATCGTTAGTGCCAGCAGAAGAATATCCTGTATTAGTTTCTGTTCCACCTGTATAAGTAGAACCAACATCACTTGCATATACCCAACCATTTGCTTGACTACCTATCCAAGTTGCAGTTTGTGCTGGTGTAGCATTTTCACTCATTACTCCTGTGTGCATATCTGCTGACCCATCAGTTTCATATCTTTTAATTTCCCAATACCATTTACCAGAACTAACTCCGATTGATGCTGGAAAAGTCCTATAATCAACATAAGCATCTGATTTTAAATTACCTTCTGAAAATGTTACATCTCCAATATTTCCATTTGATTGCGACCATAAAGGATTCCATGTTGCATAATTATTAGTCGGTGTATCAGTAGTTTGGTCTATGCTAGTTAGATTATTTACAGTAAAGTTATTTCCGTTACCACTATCGTCTTGACCCAATGCATCAGAGTTTTCAAATGGTAAATAAAATCCATTTGTGCCAAAGGTTAAACCAGATACATCAATGGGTTTCCAGATTCCTGAGTCCTCATCAAATTCTCCAAATGATGTTGGGTCTAGTTGTGAGCCATCTATAAAACAAAATTCAGCCATATAGCCATCGAAATATTGTGCTGAATTTCCTCTTTGACCAATATAATGTGTTAATCCACCATTAATTCGATTAATATAATCTGCTGTTGGGTCTACTGATGTTACATCAGTTATTTCAGAACCATTTACATATAATCTATATCTTTGCGAAGCTGTAGAATTAGTTGTATCAACTCCACATACTATATGAAGCCAAGCAGACAAATCTCTAAATCTTGCTGTTGAATGTTTGTATTTATCTCCTGTACTTGCATTTCTATTATAAAATTGTATTTGGTCATCACTAGTAAAATTTAGCATACCATAAAAATCATCAGAAGTATGATTTCCAAATATTTTTTGATCTCCTAAAGATGATCTTTTTACCCAAACAGATATTGTAAAAGTTTTTCTATTAGTTTCTGTAAATGATTTTGATAAATTATCTGAACTCCCATCATCAAATCTTAATGAGTTATCTACATTGTAGCCTGTATCTTTAATAGAATTTGTGCCAAGTATTAATGGTGCTGACATTAAATCTCCTCTGGAAATTCAGCTAATGGTCTTGTGATATTACCATCGTCATCTTCTGTGTGTTCGTATAATGCTTTTAATTGATCTACTGTTGTGCAGTTGTTGATTGAAGTTTCCATTTCGTTAGACTTTGTTCTAATATTTGATCTATAAGTTGTTATTTCACTTGGAACTGAATAATCAGATACTTCTGTTGCTTTTACTATTTGCCAATCATGTTTTGAAAGTAAGTTAGATGCTTGTTCTTTTATAATTCTTTTCTTAATAGTTTTTAAACCCTCAACTCTTAAATCTCCAGCTTGTATATCTCCAGCTTCATCTAATTCATCTATTTCGGATTGTGTCCAAAAACTATCATCTAATTGTTTAGCAGTTGCAGTACCCCAAGATTTAGTTACTTGATTATTTGCAAATGAATATTGTTCGTTAGTATTATTGTAATATTCTGGGTCTTTATAATTAGTTGAATCTGTTATTACTTCATAAATACCAATAGCATTTAATTCAGATTGAGACCATAACTGAAATATTTTAGCTGGGTATCTTACATCTCCAATCACTAATGATTTAGGATAATTAATTAATTTTGTTATTTCGTTATTTTCTACTAATGCGTACATATCTTAACTTTCACTTAAATTTAATGTTCTACCTACTTCTTGCCAAACTGAACCATTGTATCTGAATACTAATATATCAGTTTTACCATCTGTTGAAGTAAATGTTGGTGCAGTTGAAGCCGCAAATTCAAACACAGTATTAAATGCGATTGTGTGTGCACCATTATAATTTATTTCTAAACAAATAAATGAACCCTCTGTATTATTAGTTGGTGCAGAGAATGTAGTATTTTCTGTTGTTAGATGATATGCGTTTGGTTTTGCTTGTGCGTCCCAAGCTACTGCATTTGATGATGAAGTTAATGCTTGTTGTGGGATATAAGCTAAATCATTGAACTTGATTGTGCCTGTGCCTTTTGCAGTAAATTCTAAACCAACATTTGTATCTGAACCTGTTGCAGATAAAACAGGATTATTTCCTGTAGCCGCATTAGTAATTGTAAATTCATTAACTGCACTAGCTGTTGATTGAAATTCTAAAGCTGAATTATTGTTTACATCTGCAATACCTCTACTGTCATCAAATTGAATATTATTTCCATTAGTGTCTAATGTGCCACCTAATTGTGGAGTTGTGTCATTTACTAAATCTGCTACTACTGAACTATCTAACCAATTAACTGTGTTAGCTGTGTAATCTAATGTGGCTAAAGATATATCATCTGTTCCATCATAAAATTTTAGAGTAGGTGTAGTTGCTGAAGTGGTATCTAACCAAACTGTTCCAGCAACTGCTGAAGTTGGTCTTGATGTTCCTGAATTAGAAGTATTGATAGCTTCTAAAACTGAATTGAGATCACTTCTAAATGACGGAAAACTCTGGTTTGCTATATCGTAATCGTGTTGTGCCATATCGTTCTTATACTCCTTTTAGAAACCTTTTGCAATATAATCAAAGGTACGACTTATTGCTGTACCATCTGAATTTTTAAATGTTAAGTCGAAGCCATTTATTGTTTTGTTTTCTACCACAAAGAAATCTCCAGTAGCAAGGTCTTCGCCTGTAATTCCTACTGCATAATTAACAGATTTATATGGATTTGTAAATGTAACTGTGTAAGTTCCAGCACCAGAAGTTATATCATTTCCACTAAAAATTCTATCAGGCATATCTATTGTAACTGTTACTTCATTAACAACAGGAGTTGAAGCTAAATCTCTTGATGTTAAAAATACTCTAAATTTAAAATATCTCGCTGTGTAATTTCCTATTACAAAATTTTGGAAAGCTGTATAAGTTACATTATCATCTGAAGTTGCAATTTCTAAATGAGCATCACAATTTGCTGGTGTATCTCCATCAAAATTAGACGGGGATAAATCGAATAATCCTGTCCTGTTATCAAAAAGATCATCTGGGTTATCTGAAGTTTGGCTAATTGTAGCTGTTATCCTAGCTGTGTGTTTTGCACCAATATCAATTACATCTGCAAATTCATAATTACCATTTGCATAAAAATCAGCATTAGCAACACCAGAATCAAAAAATCTACTTGTTTCATCATCAAATAAACCAGAAGCAGAATCAAAAAGTTCTGATGAATCTAATCTAATTGTATTATCAGCTATAACTGTATTTGTATTTGTTCCTAAAAAATCTGGGTGTTCTGATTGTGTTGCTACTGCATTATGATTAACAACATCAGTTACATTAGAAATGATTGCAGTTGCGTTAGAACTAAAGTTTCCAAGCTTATCTACACTTTTGATGAGGTAAGTACCAGCACGTGCAGGTACAGTAATACTGGTTGCTGGACGAGATACTTTAGAAACTAAATTAACTGAGTTTTGCCAATCTGCTGTTCCATTTGTAGAAGTTGAATAACGCACTTGATAATAAGCCAAATCTAAATCTGGTATTTGCGACCAACTTAGATGAGCCTCTTGTCCTACAATGTTACAAGAAAAATCCTCAACATCACTTGGCGGTAAAATTGCACCAATTATAGTTCTAGAAGCTGAAGTATAACCAGAAGAAATCCCAAGACTGTTAACCGCCTTAACTCTCACGTCATATGTATCTTGGTCAATTACATTTAAAACTCTGTGATTTAATCCCGAACCTTGTGCATATATAATATAATTTGAATCTGTACTTTTTTTGTATTCAACTTGGTAATAATCAACAAAGCTATCAGTACTTGCACCAATAGTAATATCTAAAGCAACAATAACTGTACCATCGTTATATTCAATTAAAGTATCATCTAAAGTAACACTTGATGGTGCTTGTACTGTAAATGGGTTAGGAAGATTAGTACTAGGTGCGGTTGTTTGTTGAGATTTTTCTGCCCAAGTAAAATGACTGTTTTGGTGTTCCACTAAATCTAATCCTAAAGTGTAATCTGAATTAAATTTAATTGATAAAATTCTAAAAGGTTTAGCAGAATATCCTAATGAACTATGTGTAACATTTACAATATTTCCTATTGCTAAATCATAAGCACTAAATGAAACATTAATTGAAAGTCTTGTTGCCTCTCTAGTTCGTCTTAAAATTACTTCCGCCATTTCTTCAGCTTGATATGGAGATGTAATTACTTTACCAAAATCAAATCTACCCTCTAATAAAAACCCACCATCACTAGCTTTCATTGTTGCGTGTTGATCTGCACTTGGCAAACCAGAATCATCTATAGGTGGATATTGAACTTCATTTACTTGCCAATTACGATCTGGGTCTACATATGAAACAATAACTCTATTATATTTTTCATTTTTACTTGGACTTGATAAATTATAACCACCAATAATATCATCTTCAGTTAAAGTTATAGAAGCTGTTCCTGTTGTTTCAATAACAAGACTATATTTACCTTGTGTATAAGGTAGGTAGCCTCTACAACCTTTTAAAAGTTCTCTAACATTTTCTAATATTTTTTTAGAAGTATCTAAAACTGCATTTGCGTCAAATAAATTAATATCGCTTCCACCTGAATATGGCGTTACTTGTGTTTCGCAAACTTGTGAAGCGTCATAAAAACTTTGTATATCTATTTCATCAGTTGATAAACCTTTTCCATATCTTTCATTAGTTAAATAGTCTAACAAACACCAAGCGGGGTTAGTTGTGAAAGACGCAGATTGTTCTACTAAACTTGCATTATAAGTTTTAACTTTTCTACCTTGAACTACAGCTTGTATTTTTGGAATGGAATTAAAAATATCTTGATTCCATTTAAACTTTAAAGCTAAATAAGCAATACCAGATAATTTATGATTTGCACCCCAACTATCTAATTCAGATAATAAACTTGAAGAAGCTTGACCATCTGTTCCAAAATGAGGCTCTACCGTAATTAAACTTTCGCTATCTCTATAATAGTTGCTATCTGAACTATCAACTTCAACTTGTGTGTTATCTGCAAACGCACCATCAAAAGTAACTACTCTATCATCAATTCTTATTTCACTAATTCCATTTATTTCCCCCTCACTCATTACTAAAGCAACGTATAGGTAATTATTATCAGTTCCTGAAGATTCTATAAAAACTCTCGTTCCACCAACTAATCTTGTTCCATATACGACAGGAATATTAGCATCATTAGATTGTTTGTTTAATAAAATACCTTTTTCAAATTCATCAAATTCGTTTGTTCCAAAATCTGGCAGTTCTGGTATTTTAGGTCTAAATATCCAAGCAATAGCAATAGTTGCAATTATTTTAACAACAGGATTGAGATTTGCAAAAAAATTTACAGCAGAACTTATAATTCCACCAACACTAAAAAAAGATTTAATTCCTGTTTTTTTTACAGGTAATCCAGCACCACCATATTGTTTTAAAAGTTTTTCTTCTCGTTTGTTTATGTATGCTAAGAACTCTCCTTTAGGTGCATATTTGTTTAATATTTTTTTTGCAATTTTGATTAATATTTTTTCAAACCATTTAAACATTATTCTCTACCCCACCTAACATCTAAAACAGTTTGTGAAGCAAAAT